CCAATCGTTCCATCGTCTTTAATCTTAATATCGTCTACAAACGTTACAATACCATCAGAAGCGATTGTTATTGCGCCAGCACTTCCTGCGCTACCGATTGTGCCGTCATTTTTAACTTTAATATCGTCCACAAACGTCACAATACCTGACGAATCAATGGTCATAGCAGTGGGCGCTGAAGCGCTACCTATTGTGCCATCATCTTTAATTTTAATATCGTCTTTAAAAGTAACTATACCCCCACTACTAATCTGCATAGCGTCAAGAGCCCCTGTTGAGCCAATATTACCGTCATTAGGAATAATAACACTATTATCGTCTTCAAGTGTAACGTTTGAAGCAGTTAGTACACCTACATTAGCTGTACCACGAACATCTAAACTTTTATCACTTATAGCTTCAGCATCCCCTATAATAACATTACCACCTTTATCGCTTACAGCACGTATGATAACATTAGCAGGGTTACCTAAACTAAACTCACCAGCAACAGGAGCAGTATTACCTGCTACACCTAAGCCGCCTGATATTGCAGTATCACCATCTGCAGCAATAGTGAAAGCTGCAGGAGTCGTGGCGGTTCCAATAGTTCCACCATCTTTAATCTTAATATCATCCACAAAAGTAACAACACCATCAGAAGCGATTCCGATAGCTGTAGGCGATGAAGCGCTGCCAATCGTACCATCATCTTTAATCTTAATGTCATCTACAAACGTCACAATACCGTCTGAAGCGATGGTCATAGCTGTAGGCGCTGAAGCGCTACCTATTGTACCAGCATCTTTTATCTTGATGTCATCTACAAACGTTACAACACCGTCTGAAGCGATTCCGATAGCTGTAGGCGATGAAGCACTACCAATCGTACCAGCGTCTTTAATTTTAATATCGTCTACAAACGTTACAATACCGTCACTAGCGATGGTCATAGCTGTAGGCGATGAAGCGCTGCCAATCGTACCGTCATCTTTTACCTTGATGTCATCTACAAACGTTACTATACCATCTGAAGCTACAGTGATCGCTGCAGGAGTTGTAGCGCTACCAATCGTTCCACCGTCTTTAATCTTAATATCGTCTACAAACGTTACAACACCGTCTGAAGCAATTCCAATAGCTGTAGGCGATGAAGCGCTACCAATTGTTCCAGCGTCTTTAATTTTAATGTCGTCTACAAACGTTACAATACCGTCACTAGCGATGGTCACAGCTGTAGGCGATGAAGCGCTGCCAATCGTACCGTCATCTTTTACTTTGATGTCATCAGCGAAAGTGACAATCCCATCAGAAGCTACAGTGATCGCTGCAGGAGTTGTGGCGCTACCAATTGTACCAGCGTCTTTAATCTTAATATCATCCGCAAAAGTAACAACGCCATCAGAAGCGATTCCAATAGCTGTAGGCGATGAAGCGCTACCAATCGTACCATCATCTTTAATCTTAATATCGTCTACAAACGTTACAATACCTGCTGAGTCAATAGCCATAGCAGTGGGCGCTGAAGCGCTACCTATTGTACCATCATCTTTAATCTTAATATCGTCTACAAACGTTACAACGCCATCAGAAGCGATTCCAATAGCTGTAGGCGCTGTAGCACTACCAATCGTACCAGCGTCTTTAATCTTAATGTCGTCTACAAACGTTACGATACCAGCTGAGTCAATAGCCATAGCAGTGGGCGCCCCAGCACTACCTATTGTTCCATCGTTTTTAATTTTAATATCGTCCACAAATGTAACAATACCATCTGAAGCGATTGTCATGGCAGTAGGTGCTCCAGCGCTACCTATCGTACCGTCATTTTTAATTTTAATGTCGTCCACAAAAGTTACAACACCGTCAGCAGCTATTGTTATGGCAGAGGTAGAAGAGGCAGAACCTATAGACCCTCCATCACTAACGACAAAAGTAGAAATACCAGATAGGCTTGTGGCTGTTAATGCGCCTACGTTAGCTGTTCCTCTAACGTCAAGCCTAAAAGGTGTTGCAGAACCGTCTATATCGCCATTACCCTCTCCAATAATAACGTTGCCGCCGTCTCCACCACCTGTTGAAGTATCATACTGAATAATAACGTTAGCAGGACTTCCAAGGGTTAGAGAACTAGTCTCAGGATTAACATTAGATACGCCCAGAGACGACCCTTCTCCTAATAAAATTGATCCAGTAAAGGTAGCTCCATCTAAAATGCCAGCTACATTATCTTGGACAGTATTAACATTAGCAGCAACACTATTAACATTAGCAGTAACAGTATTAATATTAGCAGTTGTAGAGTTTAGATTTGCTTGAACAATGCCTGGATCTACGCTATCCTCTACGTGTCTTGCTAAAATAACGTTATCGCCAATATGTCTAGACACAATAGCATTGTCCGCAATATTATTTGCAGATATTGCGTTAGACCCCATTACGGTACTTGTGACTTGGGTAACCATTAAGTGTTTCTCCTATTAATCAGAGTCTTCTTCTAGTTCTTTGAAAAATTCCTCTAAATAGTCTTTTTGTTCTAATTCTTCTGATTCTGTATCTTCAAAAAATTCTTTAATAAAATCTTCTACTTGTTCATCTACGGAAGGCGGCTTAAGAAGTTCGTCCCATTCTTCTTCAACACAGGCACGTTTAACTACCTCTCTAAAATAGTCTTTTTCCTCTTCAGTTAAATCTGTATTAGGAGTATCATCTAAAAATTTCTTTTCATATATCTGCATTTCTGGTTTTTCTTCCATATATACAGAATAACAAGAACCTTCTAAAATTTCCCCTAGCTTAGTTTCGGATTCAATAAATTTATCAAAAGGTAAACTCCTCTCAATTTGAGTTCCTTTTTCGCCTTTTTCAAATTTTCTATAACTACAATACACTAATTTTCCTTCAGTGTCAAAGGCATTAAATTTAATAATTTCCATAATTCTCTCCTTAAAGTTTTATAATAAAATTAACCACAACAGTTGGAAATATCATGTTGGGGGTAATGGCTGAATGGTCTGCTATAGCTGTGACAGCGGTAGCCCCACTAGCGTCTTTAGCACCTGTTGAAAAGGTTGCTGTTGTTACTGAGTGGGCACTAATTGAAGTAGACTCTGATACTTTGGCAGAACTTGCTGACATAGCATGTGTGTGAGTGCCTAAAGTACTGTTATTTGCGCCTTTTCCGAGCACTAATTTATCTCGTAAATCAGGAACGTTAAACGTATTATTACCATTTCCCACTCCAAAAGCTGTTCCTACTACTCCAAATAAGTTAGCGTTAACTCCTGTGCGAACAATAGCACTTCCGTCACACAGCACGTATCCAGAAGGTGCTGATGCTCCTCCATATGCAGAAATAACTCCTGCAGGCACTAATCCCGTTTCTACATGATTGTCCAACTCATGCACTGTAATAGAGTCTGCTGTTATTTTTACATTACTAACATTTCTATCATTAATTTTTGCAGTAGTAACCGAACTATCTGCAAACATAGCTGGAGTAATTGATCCGTTTGTAGGAGGTATACCTACGTCTATAAAGTTTGAAGCACTATTAGCTCCTTTTACCATAAGACGTACATTGGAAGAATCTAAATTTACCATTAATTCTCCAATTTGATAATTCCCAATATTAGCAGTAGCTCCTACAATATTGTTTTCATATCTAGCACCAATACCGACTCTTGTAAAATTACCTCCTGGTCCTTCTCCACCCTTCACATCGGCGGTAGGCACATTAACATACAAAGCTTTGGTGCTTGAATTGTAGTGCAGTATACCGTGCGTAGAGGCATCAGTAAATGCTACTGTATCTCCTCCGTCATTTTGAAAGTTCGCTGCAACAGGTCTTGCGTCAGAATAAAAACTTTGTGCTATAGCTTGCAAACTACCGTTTATTTGCCCGCGTGCGGCTGACAAAGAGGTAGATGCTCCTGTAAGCACAAAAGTATTTGAAGTTCCTATAGCCATAATATTCTCCTTTTATACTCCTAAAGCTATTAAGTCCACAACAGTTCCTACTGCTGGTAGTGAGTTTGAACTGAAAATTACGTTAATATTTGCTCCAGTTTTAGTTGATCCTAACACGAAACAAACAGGTACTGCAGATACGTTGTTGGTGCTTACGATTGTAGCAGAAAATGTGGGAGCTTCAAAAAAGTCCGTGCTTGTATAATCAACAGCCGTATTTCCGCCAGCATCACTATCTCCTGTAAAAGTAACTCTAGCTCTAAATTCTTTACTAGGCGAGTCAACTGTATACTCAAACTTATCAAGAGTGTAATTAACTTCTTGAGGTTTTGAATTTGTAACTGTGTGTCTAAATTGAAAGAAACGAGCCCTTCTATCACCTACTGCAAAGTTTTGAAATCTATCTCCTAAATTACCTGAAAAAGTACTGATGTTAACATTTCCATTAGCAAAAAATGGGTCGGTTTCAGATGTTCTAAGTTCAATCAAACTAGCATCCAGAGCGTTAGAATCTCCTAAGAAAGTAGTAGAACTTATAGATGCGTCAGAAAACTGGTTTAGATCTACTAGTTTATATGATGCTGCGTTTGCTGTCAAGTTAGCAAATGTATTACCTCCAGTAGATACCCCGTTAGCATGGAACACTTCGCCTAACACAACAGCAGTAGCATTTTTAACACCTGCAATTAGCGCATAAGAGTTAGCGTTAGAGGTATCATCTACGTGCTGTCCATCTGTTGTTTCGCTAGCATTCCAAATTGCGAACACATTACCTGATGTTCCCCCACTTACTAAAGTTTCGTTAATATCATCATATGTTACAGCCGCAGCCTCACTATTAGCAAAACCTAAAACCGTACCAATTCCTTGTGCCCCTCCTAAAGCGGTATCATGTAAAATATTAGCGTTAGTTGCAGTTTCTTGAGGCTCAACCACTCCAAAGGCAATGTTAGTGTGTAAACTATTCCAATCTGTAGCTGTAGTAGCAGTTCCCACAATATTGGCAGTGAAGCTAACGGTCTTAATTTGTCCTAAATCTCGCACCTGAGTTTGATACGTCGCAGCGGATTCTGCTAACAAGTCAGTAGGGGAACCGCTAATAGCTGCATATCCTGTAGACGTTCCATTTGAGTTATCTGTTGTACTTGAGTCAAAAGGACTATCTGCTTTGGCAAAAGAAAGTCCTCCTGTATTAGAATTAGCAAAACTTGGGAAGTTAAACTCGCCTCTATTCGTATTTGGTATACCTGCAAACACATTACCTGATGGGGCATCTTCACTATACGCTTGTAACAAGAATAAACTAGATAGTTTAGTTGAAGTAAAGGTAACACCTGCAACAGTATCACTCAAGTTACCACTAGTATCACGAGTTTTAGCTAAATAAGTAAAGGTTCCGAAAGTATCAATTGGAGCTGATTTCTTTGTTGAACCAGCACTAACAACAATATATTCAGTGCCAGTTACAAAAGTGGTAGCAAAATCTGCTTCTGCTACAGTGCCGCTGGCACGTTTAATAACAATGTCTCGTAAATCTGGATCAAACAAAGAACCATCATCATTAGTTACATATGCCCACGAAAATTGTAGTTCCTCTCCTACTTGTGCTACACTAAAATTAGTAACATTTTGTGGGGGAGCAGTTTTTCCTGCAATTGCTTGACTTTTCTCTAAAGTAACTCCTCTGATTGTACCATTTAACGGAGTAATTCTAACAACTATATTGTTAACTCCTGATGCACTCCCTCTATCTACATTGTTTAAGGCAAACCTAATCTTGCCGTCAGGGTCAACTCCTTGTGCAGAAACTTTTACAGTTTGGAAATTAGTTAAATCAGCAGCAGCTCCTCCAAGTTTATATGATATTTCATAATCTGTAACTTCTTGATTTGTAATATGATCGTAAGTTACAACAATTCTAACAGCCGCTCCGACAGTTTGTTCAATATATAAAGACTCTGTTATCTCTAAGTTTTCTACTTTTTGGATAGGAACTTGATTAATTAAAATACTTTCTGTGGCAGGAGCACTTTTTCTCGCGGCATTATTTACATTTCTAGCTCTGAACACATAAATTCCTGGGTCTTGATTTTTCAATAATCTATCTGCGGGAAGTCCAATAGATTCAAAGTCAGTAGGAGTTTGTATTGAATAAACGGCGTTATTGGCTAAACTAAAACTTCCAGGATATAAATTAGTATCGTAATCAAAAGTAAAAGCGCTACCAATAACATTATTAGTTTCTCCGACAGGGTCTGTACTAATATTAATGGCAGTAGTTCCTCTTGTGTTAGCTAAGAGTTTTGACCCCAGTTTTACTCTGTATATGTTATTAGCAGTTAATGCAACGTTATGAGAAGCACTGTCTGTAGAATAAGTGGTATCTACAACGCTATATACATTTCCACTAAAGAATTGTAGATTATCTCCCTGCTCAACAGTAGGAACTGTATAATAATCAGCTTCTACTCTGCTAGTAACTTCATCATTTAGTCCTGTAATAGTCACAGAATCGTTACTTGAAGAAGTAAAATTCCAAGCAGATGTGGGTATTTGCAGCCCGTCTACGAACACTCTCACAGATTCTTTAAAAGGAGCACCTCTTACTAATGGTTGAACAAAATTAGTGCCAGAAACAAGATTACCTGTAATAACATTAGATTGAATTTCTGTAAAGGAAGTTCCAGAAATATACATTTCTCTATTATCAAAAAATCTAGTGTCCACTAATTGATTAATTGTAACAAAGAAAGGAGGAGTAGGCAAAGAGCTAAATAGGGTTGACCCTCCTGAGTGTTCATTTTCAATTATAATACTACCGTTTGACTCACTTAAATCAGTTCCAATTACGTTTGCAGTAAAATTAACTAATCTTGTGCCATGATCAACAAATCCAAAACCTCCTACAGAAGCAGCTCGTTGATTTAAATTAAAAGCAACTTTATCAAAACCTTTTAACCCAGAATCAAAAGTAATCCCATCATTGACCTCTAAAACGTGTTTCATAAAATTAGTGTCGCGCACTTGGTGTAGACTCGCTACTTTAAATACAACATTACCATTTGAAGTATCTGTGACATCAGGATTATTAACTGCGTCACAAATAAGTCTAATTTCTCCAGTATTAGTTTTAAAGCCATTTTTACCTGATAGAATGGAGGATTCTCCATTAGCTAAAGGCCCAGTATTAGAAGCCGTCATAGATTTAGGGCTTATAGACGCATTGTTAGTAAGATAGCTTGTAAAAATAGCATCTGGACGACCCATTTCTATCTCAGTTTGTAAGAATAAAGGATATCCAGTTTGATCAGTTGACACATCAACCAAAAGATCATGAGTAACAGTGCCATCATCCAGCCTTCTAGGTCTAGCCTCTAAGCTTAATTCTGGTGTTGGAGGTTGAGTTAAGCTAGAAACAGTATCATCATATCTAACAGGAACATACGCTATTAGTGAATCAGAGTCCACATACACATTAGAAATATATTCAATTCCTGTAAGAGTTATTTCTTCATCTTCATTTCTTCCAATGGTGGTTATTTTAAATAATCTATCATTTTGGTTATCATAAAAATTATCAGGGTTAACTTCTCCAAATGTCCATAAGTCCCCTTTTTGAGGAACATTATTAGCCAAGAAGTCTCCTCCACTAACAAACCCTTTAGTATTATAATTCCAACGAGCAATAGTTTTAACTTCTACTAAATCTACTCCTGAGTCAGCATTACTTGTTGAGAGAGTTTGAAAAGCACTATTAGAAACCAAGTAATAATCCACTCTATCAGAATCCAGTTTAATTACTCTGACAGCTAAAGGTTGTGAATTAGCAGTAAAAGTGCTAGCAGTGAGAGCAGGACTTGTAAAGTGTTCCAACAAAATGTTAGCATCACCAGAGGTTGAAGAGTTTGCGGCTACTTTACCACCAAATCCGTAAGCTAATCCATGAGATTTAGTAGCGACTGTAATAATATCTCCCACAGTTAAATTGAGAGCGTCTGTTCCTGCTACAAATTCAACTTGTCTGCGCAAAAATTTAGAAGAAGCAATCATATACTGTCCGTAACGTGAAGCTTGACTTCTACGTGTTACTCCCGCTAAATCAATTTGTTTGATATTTTCAATTTGATTTCTGTCTCTTAGTGCCTCTTGATCGTCAATTCTTACAACTTCTCGTTTGAAGTGGTTTGAGGGTTCTACGTAAGAAACATCCACCCCTGTTATAATATCACTTTCTTTCGTGCCAGAAAACTTTAATGTATCTTTTTTAATATTAGCATCATTAAAAACAGCTACAGGAACATCATCTGGCATATCAACATTTAAAGTTACTTTACCTCCAGAGTAATACAAAAGACCTCTAAATGTTGAAGTAATTTTATTAATTGTGTCCATTACTTGAACATCTTCTTGAATACTCAAGTCAGTAATAAATCTTCTTTCTTTGACCTGAACCCCTCTAGGAAGCCCAACAAGAGTTTCTTTAACTGTTGAAAATAAAGTTCTAGGTTTGTGCCTAAAAGTTCCGTCTCCAAAACCATCTACTCCTGTAAATCTTCCCGTAGTGGTATCACAGCAATCACAATATTGTGCTACTTTATAGAACATAAATTTATCTATATTTTCTTCAGCAATTCCTAAACCGTAAGTGCTGTTGGTTAAAATATCATATATTACCCAAACAGGGTTTTGTGTCCAGGAATAGGTAAAAGTACCATCCCATACCCCTTCATAAATAACAGGATTAGCACCAAATTGTTCTGTAGTTAGTACAGCCGTTGATGTAGCAGTAACACCTGTTAAAGTATGGCTAGCTCCTACACCGTCATCAAGAGCAATCGCAGTACCATCAGCTGCTGCTTGTGCTGAAGCGGCTAATTTAATTCTATTAGTAGTACCAGTTTTAATAATAAAATAATTGGCTGTAGAGGTTAGCCCAACAACACTTGTTCCTCCCCCGTTTGAATAAGTAACTAAATCCCCTGTTTCTGCAACAGCATAAAAGGCAGAAGACACTGTAATTTGGTTTTTACCATCAGCTTCAATTGCTGTAACGCTATCAAATGTTTCTGTAGCAGGAATAACACTTGTTAAAGTATGACTAGTTCCTACACCGTCATCAATACTAATTGTAGTTCCAGCAACAGCATTTGCGTGTGAAGTAGCTAATTTAATTCTATTAGTCGTCCCAGTTTTAATTATAAAATAAATAGTCCCGCTTGTTAGCCCAGTAACATTAGTACCGCCACCATTGGCATAGGTAGCTCTATCTCCTGTAATAACAGCATTGTAAAAGGAAGTGCCTACACTTATTTCATTTTTTCCGTCTGCCTCAACATCAGTAACACTATTAAATGTTTGGGTAGTAATAGTAGACGAAAAAGTATGGCTAGCTCCTACACCATCATCAATACTAATTTCAGTATCTGCAATAGCGTTTACTCGTGAAGTCGCCAATTTAACTCTATTAGTAGTGCCCGTTTTGATAACAAAGTAATTAGTCCCGCTTGTTAATCCAGTAACATTAGTACCTCCCCCGTTTGCATAAGTAACTTCATCTCCTGTAACAATAGCGCTATAAAAGTCAGAAGACACTGTGATTTGATTTTTACCGTCAGCTTCAACTTCTGTAGCACCATTAAACGTTTCAGTAGGAATAACACTTGTTAAAGTATGACTTGCTCCTACACCGTCTGAAATACTAATTGCAGTACCTCCAGTAGCATTTGCGAATGAAGTAGCTAATTTAACTCTATTAGTAGTACCATCCTTAATAATAAAATAATCAGTTCCTGACGTTAGGCCACCAACATTAGTGCCTCCCCCATTAGCATATGTAACTTTTGAGCCAGTAACAATTACATCATAAAAAGAAGAATCTACGCTAATTTTATCGTCCGCAGCATCTTGCTCAACGTCAGCAGCAGCGTCAAAAGTTTCAGTAGGAATAACATCTGTTAAAGTATGGCTTGCTCCTACCCCGTCTGAAATATTAATTGCAGTTCCTGCATTTGCGTTTGATAAAGAAGAAGCTAATTTAATTCTATTAGTAGTGCCTGTTTTAATAACAAAATAATCAGTTGCAGTAGTCAGGCCTCCTACAGTTGTTCCTCCACCGTTTGCATAAGTAACTTTGTTCCCAGTAACAATTACATCATAAAAAGAAGAATCTACACTTATTTCATTCTTTCCATCAGCTTCAATTGCCGTAGCAGCATTAAAGGTTTCTGTAGCGGGAACTCCATCTGTTAAAGTATGACTAGCCCCTACGCCGTCAGAAATATTAATTGCAGTTCCTGCGTCTGCATCCGTTCTAGAAGCAGCTAATTTAATTCTATTAGTAGTACCTGTTTTAATAACAAAGTAACTGGTTGAAGAAGACAACCCGCCTATATTAGTACCCCCACCGTTTGCGTAAACAATACGGTCACCTGTAATAACTTCAGAATAAAAAGTAGAGGATACTGTAATTTGATTTTTACCATCAGCTTCAATGTCCGTAACACTATTAAATGTTTGATCAGGAACTAGCTTTGTTAAAGTATGGGAACTACCAACCCCATCAGAAAGGGCAATCTCGGTTCCTGCATCTGCATTTGCATATGAAGTAGCTAATTTAATTCTATTAGTAGTACCATCTTTAATAACAAAATAAATAGTGCCTGACGTCAGTCCACCAACGTTAGTTCCTCCACCATTAGCATAGGTAACTCTATCTCCTGTAACCACGGTACTATAAAAAGAAGAAGATACTGTAATTTTATTTTTGCCGTCTGACTCAATCGCTGTAGCACCATTAAAAGTTTCTGGAGAAGGAGCGGCAACAGTAATTGTTGGAGGGCTAGTATACCCCGTTCCTTGGCTCGTTACTGTAAATGCTGTAACTTTTCCTGTTGTAAGTGTTGCGGTTGCGGTCGCAGTAGAGCCACCACCACCGCTTATAGACACCGAGGGGACAGAAGTATATCCAGAACCTGCGTTTGTTATTGTTAAAGATTCAACTTTTCTTTCGGCGTTTCCATCTATATTTGATTGTAGATAATAACCTTGCTGTGTGTATCCTATATTAGTAGATTCACCATCTATGGAAATGGAACCTGTTTCAGGAACTTCGAGCTGTCTCCAATCAATTTCTCCATCAGCTAAAGTAGGTTGATTATAATTAGTAGGAACTTTTACTAATAAGCCTTTGACTAAAGAAGTAAATGTTGGAACTCTTCCTTCATGTTCATTAAAAGACTTAATAGCATAACCAATTAACGCTGTTCTAGGATAGGCCATATCATCATATTCGATTTCATCCCAACCAACAAATTGAATATTGTCTGCGACCCGGTTAGAATCACTATCCCCCGAGGTTTTTTCTACTGTAAATTTATATCCAGCTACGCTTCTACTTTCTTCAGGTATTACGATATCTCTTTGGAATTTAAATCTAGTATTTGTTTTACCACTAACAGTATGTTCGTCTGTAGCAATCTCGGTTGTTCCTGTATTATCAAAAACAGTAATTTTTATGCTTACGCTAGTTCCAGAAACATTACAATTTGCATCAGATTTTTGTAGTCCTTGAATAACAAAATTAAATCTTAAAGCGTCCCAATCTTTTGCACTAGTACTTTGTAATGTGACTGAAGCTTTTGGAATGCCCTCAACATTACCATTTTTTAATCCAACAGCATTATTTAAATTTTGGGGAGTAACTGTTTCAGCACCAAAAACATCCATAGCTCCTTGGGTTAGAGTTCCTGTAGTTGTTAAAGTTTTAAATACTTCATTATTCTCTGTCCCATCACCTTCAATATTAATTAAGTCATCTGCAACTCCTTCATTAATTTCTATATCTTGAGGACCATTAGGATTAATTTTATAAATAGGTCCCTCACCTAATGCAACAGTTAAAAACAAAATATCAGTAGAAAACAAAGTGTTTGGATCTTCACGAGCAGCGGGGGCCGCTCCGCCACCGCCTTTTCCGCCACCACCTTTGTTGGATAGTCTGATTCCTTGACAAATATAATTGTGATAGGTATTAACTGTTAGATTGTATACAGTTTCGTCTAGGTAATTTTCACTTTCAATTGATAAAATCTTACTAGAATCATTATCTTCTAAAGTTAGATATTCTCCAACTGCCCAATCTTTAGCTTCTTTATATTCATTGTTTTCATCGTATAAATAATGATTATCTGTAACTCTCAATACACCTTTTTCATGGGTAATAGTTAAAATATAACCTACAGTTTCAGAGGGAACGTGCTCCCAAGTCTTTTCTACAAAAGATACCCAACGCTTATCATTCTCGTCAAAACAATATACTTTATCATTAATCTTTATCTCTTCAATAGGAATTTCACCCCTAGTAGTAGATACTAGAGAGCCTGCAGGAAAACAGCCGCCGCCCTTGCTTCCTGAAATAAAAGGAGTTTGACCTCCCTGTACGTTAACATATTTTTTATAAACGCTCATGCTGCAAATTGCTCCGAAACTTTTATTAGATCATTTTTTCCGTGATTAAATGTTTTAATATATCCCGATATTAAATGTCCACCTATTCTTGTCATGCCATATCTCATTCCTACAGGAACTCCTGAGTTAACAGTGGAAGTTAATCCAGTGAATAAATTATTTTCTGTTCTAGAACCGTCGTCTGTAAAAGTTCTTGTGTTAGATTTAGAATTAGGGGTAGCCTGCACTATTGCCATAATTCCTTGTAGCGCAAGAGATGCACCAAACATGGCTATTTGTGAAAAAGTAACATTCATTACCCCTATCGTAAAAGCAGTTGTTGACATTCCCATTGTAGGTCCCGCAAGTCCTACTATGGCAGGAGCCATATAGAACGCCACAGCAATAAGAGCGATACCTACAACTACCATCGCAATTCCGCCACCTTTTCCTCCACCACCTAAAATAGAGGGAACTAAGTAGTAAACTTCATCGTTTAGCTTTTTGTTAGCTTGTACGTCTGCCAAATCTACTCTTTTTTTGTTTTCGTTTAAGATAAAAAAATCTGTAGTTAACTTAATTTTGTTTTGTTTAATAAACTCTGCAAATTTTGGAAAAGAATTTACTAAAAAACTCATTAAAGAATAATAGTCTTTTACTTCTACTTTTAATTCTTTTTCATTTTTAAAGTATTTTGTGGCATTTTGGTGTATAACTAAAGTAATCATGCGGCAAATTGTTCTGATACCTTAATCAGATCCCCTTTTCCGTGATTAGTGGTTTTTACATAACCACTCACTAGTTGTCCTGCAGATCGCACTTGCCCATAAATTATGGGCACATTATTGTTACTAGAGGTAGTGTTTGTTAATCCATTAAATAAATTATTATCCACCCTCTCTTGAACATCAGGGGTTTGTTTCTCAGGAGGTTTAGGTGTTTTTGTAAATAACCCCATAACCCCGCTCAATACCATATTTAGTCCAGTAGAAAACGCTAGTTTTCCTAGCGTAGTTCCAAATAATTTTGTTTTAGCAAGACCTGGAAAAGCAAAAGGAGCTGCAATTAACGCAATTCCAATAGCTATTTGTAAAAAAGATCCTTTTTTACCTCCGGCACCTCCAAGAACAGGACTGATATATATCTCTTCGTGGTTATCCCTAAGTTTATTATATTGATAAATTTCACTTTTTATAAGTTTTTTATCTTTATCCAACAAACAAAGATTCTCAGAAATGTTTTCAGTTTGAATTTTTTTAATATACTCTCCAAACTTGGGAAAAAGATTACACACAGCAGAAATTAAAGACTCAAAATCATCACATACAACAGTATGAGTTTTGATTCCAGTTGTATATTTTAACAAAGAATTATGAAAAGTTAATGTTATTTTCATACTAGATGTTTTTCAGTAAACTCATCGAATTTAAGCGCGTCTATATTTTTATCTAACCAGTAAATATAAAATTTATTATTAAAACCGACGATAAACTTAAACTCTTCAAAAACTGCTCCTTTTTTATCTTCTTCACTAGGAAGAGGGTTTTCTTCCCCTGGATGTGAGTGAAATATGCCCCAACAATTATCTTCATGTTCAAAAAGACTTTCGGGGTCAACAACAAAACTATCTTTAGGAAAAGGGCTTATATTTTCACATGCTACATACTTAAAATCTTTTGTAATTAGTCCACAACACTCTCTAGGATACTCCGCTTGCGCATGTTTTCCCATATCACTAATTAATGTTGAAAATAAAGTCATCTGACACCCCTTCCCATCTAAAGACTCCTAAAGTATATTGTTTATAATATTTTCCGTATGGAGAAATCCACGATTTTCTATCTATCATAGTTTGTAAAAGTTTATTTTTTTCTACTAACAAGGCGCAGTGATTTATTTTATTAGTAGAGCCGATACTCATAATGGCTACATCAAAAGTATCAACTTCATTTAATGTTATTTCTTTCCATCCTAGCCTAGTATTTCTAAACTCGGTAAAGGGGTTAGTTTCTATTTTATTGTACCAGTCTTGGTCTATAATATTACAGAAATCTTGAGTTGAATAAGGAATCACAATGTTTTTTTGTTCTCTATATACTAATCTAATTAGATTTAAACAGTCTATTCCTTTTTCAGGATCATTTCCTAAGTGCTTATAAGGAAACCCCGCATATTTATCATACCACATTTTACCCCTCTTTACGTCTTAAAATAAAGTGTATTTTATCTCTCCACTCTTGGTTTAAGGCAGTTATTCTAGAACTAGTTTCTTCCTCCACATGTATAAAATTATTATTTGTTGTATACATACCAAAATGAATTGGTCTATTCTTTTTTGACTTAAATAATATTACATCATATTCTTTTATTTTTGTCAAATCAACTTTTATTGCGTTTAAGTTAACCCACTCTTCTATTTTTTTTAAAGTTATTTTAAACTTCCAGCGACTACCCTCTATAGGTTTTCCTTCTAATAAGTTTAAATGAGTCCATAAACTTTGAAAAACTTCAGAATTTAATTCTTCTTTATATATCTTTTCAATTAATGTAATACAATTTATATTTTGATAATCGTGTTTTATTCCTAAATATTTTATGTAATCGGTCATTATTTAGGAATAGTCCTGCCTGTTCCAGGAAACCCTCCAAAGTGTACAGTATTGTTTCTAATCTGACAAGACTCAAAACTTTTTCCGCACTCATCTTCTCCAATACTACCTGCTGTTTGGTTATTAGCAGCGATTGGGTTCGTATTTGCGGTTAGAGTAGTACCAGGTATAGTCCCGCCCGCAGGACCTGGGTATTGGCACTCTTCACCTTTATATATCCACTGACAAGTATTTTTATAATATTTTCTACGAGGCAAAATTAACTTAAAAAATTGTAACCAACTAGTTAAACTAAATTGGGCTACTCTTTCATCTAGATTTTGTAGAGAATCAATTTTAAAATTATCTTCTACATATGCCTCATCATCCGCATCTGCATTTTTTATTAGTAAGTGATCTCCCTGCCCAAGGGTTAGAGCTGTGTTAGTGAAAATAAATCTCTCTTCTTCGATTGCTTGAATCGTAGCAACAAAAGTATTAGCCCTAACAAAAACTTCATCTCCAACTCTGTATGGAAGAGTTGTTGTCATCTCCAACACGTTTGAATAAGCAGACCTAACTTTAGAATACTCAGGCCAATAATCCAAGAAATTAGCAAAAGTTGATTGTATTTCTACTACGCCCCCCAATAAATCTCTGGAGTCCATTTTTTCTCTTTTCCAAGTACCATCAACAGCTTCCGTTGTATTAACAGTAAAGCTTGCATTGTCTACTCCATAAGAATCTCTTACAGTTTGATTAAAAGTTAGTCCATTACTTCTGGCACGACTCAATACATCAGTATGTTCTTGTTCTGTGTAAGTTGCTCCTGTCGGGATAGTTCTAGGGTCAATTCCTGTAACAACTTCTCCATTAACTACAGCAAAACAAGCATTAGAAGTATTATTTCCCACTAAGTCAGGGTTTTCACAAAGTTGTGTAATCAATCCATCAAAGTTAGATATATCAACAGTAACCTCATTAATAGTCCCTGACGAATCTATATCTATACCACCACTATTAATTGGCATTGGGGTATAGTTAATTCCTCCAAACTCTACATTATAAGTTACGTCCGTGTTCAAATCTCCTCTAACTTCTGCAAATCTTAGAGGAAAACCATCTGGCCACCTTCTACCTTCTCCCTCTCCTGTAGGATTGCCATTAGGGTTAGCAGGATACCACTCTCCTGGATAATAAATTGTATATAATCTAACTAAAGGATTTTGAACAAAAGCATTTCTTTCTTTAATATAGTTAGAATTATTTACTGCAGAAATAAGTGCGTTAGAACCAATTACTTGGTCTGAAAAAGCCTTAGCTTGGAAAGGAATAGATTCGTTATTTCCTTCATCAGCACGCACTACTACGCTAGTTAAATTAGCGTGTATCCAATTTTCATAACCAATAGAATAAGTAAATTCAGAATTAGAGGCTGAAACATCAAAAGTATCTGCAATACTGCCTAAAAGAAAATCATAAATACCACTTTCTTCTTCTCCTTTAAGTCTTAAACTATCCTGAGTATGTGTGTCCCCAGAAGTGACTGCTCGAATAGGTTTGAAATCAAAACCCGTATCTCCTAAAGTAGAACTAGGATAATTAATCAAACTTTTATCAATTAATCTGTTATTAACAAAAACAGAAAAAGAGTCAGAAGTTAAGTTACTTCTATTTAAAACATCAAGAGGTAAAGAAAAAGTATTAGTGGTTCCATTAATTTGAAAAGAGTTACTGTTCACACTTAAAGAAGCAGTATTAGTATAGGTTACTGCTTCTACGTTTGAAGAAACTCTATTGAAAACAGGAGCAACGTTCTCTCCTACAACAAATTCTTGAAAAACATTAGATACTTTAACTTTAATATTTGAATTAGCTTTATCAGTAGAAACCACTGTCCCGGTGGTGCTAGTTATATTAGAGAGAATAGTGTCTCCCTTATTAATAACGCTAGGATTATCAATAGTTAAAATATAATCATAAGTGCGGGTAGTCATTAATCATAAACCTCTTTTAGTTTAAAATTAACTGTATAATAGTTAGTTTGTAAACTAGCATTTGACGAGTCTGAAAAAACGTGGGAAACTTGTAAAGGACCGTCAAATCTTGATTGTATTGTACCATTTTCATTGATGTGTGTCAAATCAAAAGTGAATGTCTCAAAAGATCCGTTCCTCGCTATATAGAACTGCTCAATTGCGTGTTTTTCTACTCCACTAACATTTGTATAAGTTATATCAAAATCACGTTTAGAACGACGACTTCTTAGTCTTCTTTTTTCATAGCCTCCTTGTGATTCAAAATTAATTACATCAAATTCTCGATTAGTAGAAAATCCACGATCTGGTTTTCTATCTGCCATTGAGGTAAATCTATCAAAGGTTTCAATGTTACTAGAAAATCTTCTAATTACTAAAACATCGTCAGGCTGAAGAGGGGTGTGAATTTTAGAGGCTGGAATGGTGGGTGTTTCAAAAGTGTCTGTTCTAACAGGGCTATTATTAACAAATCTAAAAGAATCTATAAAACCTTTTAAATGTTCCTTAGTATCTCCTGCGGTAGCAATACGTCCTATTTCAAAAGCACCGGTAGGGTTGATTGTATAGGTGCTACTAGCGTCAA